CGACATTCTAGGCGCGTGGATCTTTACGTTGACCGGGACCGGGTCGCAAGTCGGCCGGACGATCACGGCCTACAACGACAGTACTAAGGTAGCTACCGTAGATAGTGCTTGGCCTGAGAGCAACCCCGACAATACGACGACCTACCTTATCGGAATCATTCAGAAAGAGTTGAAGCGCCGGGACTATTTCCTTCCTGTCACTCGCGCACGCCGCCCCGAAGTCTACAGCCGGGCTGGTACGCAAATCGAAGTCTACCCGACGGCCGATAAATACTACCCCATCTGGATGTGGTACCGGCCGAACCTGACGCAGCTAGACGAGACAGACTCAGTTTTTATCAAACATCTCCGTGAGCGGCGGCATCTGTGGGTACAAGGCGTCAAAGTCAAGACGATGGCGCGGTACGACGACGAGCGCTACCCCCTCGAAAAGCAGATTTGGGAGCAGATGCTACGCCAGTATGGCGGCCAAAACGCGGTCTACGAGCAAATGCCTGTCAGTAGGTAACAATGGCCCTTAGAAACAAGCTAAGCGACGAAAAAGCCGCGTTCCCTGACCCTGTTTTCGGGATCAACCTACGGGCATCGGACCAGGACCTAGTACCCGGCGAAGCCCGCTTGATGAAGAACGTTGAGTTTATTAACGGAACGAGGAACCGGCTAGGTTCAGTCCGTCTGACCCCGTCTAGCCTAGGAGCCTTCCGCGTTCGGGGGGGCCATAAGTTCTACTACGGGACTAGCTCTAGCAAGCGGTTAATCGCCTACGGAACGAACATTAGCCACATAGAAGACACCGGCAACGAAATAAATATTACGTCTACCATGACTTCCGACCAGGACACGCACTTTGAAACCTGGCGGGCGACGGATAAGGTCTACGTCTGCAATGGCGTTGACAAGCTTTTCGAGTATGACGGGACGACCTGGCAGGCAGTAGACACGCTAGCGAACGCAACGAACGTCCCGAACGGCTGCAAGATGGTCCGGGTCGTCCTAGACCGGCTCATGGCTATCTCTAGCGCCGGCTTTATTGAGCGATCGAACCCACTAGCGGCGAATATATGGTCCAATGACTCTAGTTGGGCAACGTTTCGCCCCCAGTTAGGTGGGCCGTTCACAGCGATACACCCCCACACGCTACGGTCCACTCAAGGAAACCTCTTCCCGGGGCTACTGGCGACACAAGCCAACGCTCTTTACATGATTACGGGTACGAATTATGGCGCGGATGCTACGGCCGGCACGGAGCCTGATGGTTCTGACGGCGCGATTCAGCTTATTGATTCTAAGACTGGAACATCTAGCCCCTATTCTCTATGCACTGTTCCAGGTATCGGCGTCTTTGGTGTCAGCTCTGATCTAAACGTCTGGTGGCTGCCCTTCGGGGAAGCAAGCCCTAGGTTTATCGGGGACAAGATCCGGTCTACCGGGTCTACACAGGGGTTGGAATCCGCCAACCTCGCACAAATCGGCCAAATCTGGCTGCAATACTTCGATCGGCGGCTCATCCTAGGCTTCCCGAGCGGGTCTAACGTCCACTGTAGCACCTACTTTTACCTAGACATGCGGTCGTTCACAGAAGCGACGAGCAAAGGGCCTGTTTGGAACGGCCCCCATACCGGATTCTTCGTCAATCGGTGCTGGCCGGAGATTCAGTACTCAGACAACACGCTGATGGGGGGCGAAGGTAACTCCGCTAACGGCGCATTCGTCTACAAGCTACTGCAAAGCGGGGTGACGACCGACGCCGTAGCTGAAGACGACGTAGACATAGAGTACGACTACCAGACGTTCTGGAATCCCTTCGGTAGTCCGAGCCGTGAGAAGTATCTACAGGGTATACACGTCGATGCCGACTGCTTTGAAGGTAATCCGACCGTCTCTCTATACGACCTGACGGGGCAAATCGAGACAGACCTGACGTTGGAGCAAGTCTAGGAGGACCAGTGCCCTACATTGAAGTACCGATAGAAGGAACAGGCGAGCATGGCAATCATTACCGGGCCAAGCTCCGCCGGGGAGTTCCGCGTAGTGCGGTTATTCCGTCGTTACCAAACGGCAAGCCTAGGTACACGACCGCGCTAGTGTGGGTAGACGATCAGTACGACAACGAGCTAGCCAAAGGATTGACGCGCATCTCAGCGAGCGAAGGCCGGGCATTGGCTAGGCAAATGGATAACAGGCTAGACCTAGGCGGTTTAGAGCAAAAGGTTAAACATGGTTCTAACATCCCTAGCAAGCGATAGCTTTACACGTAGCGATGCCGTGGACCTTGGTAGTAATTGGGACGACGGCTATTTGGATTTTACCAACGGAAATGAGTTGTTCTCAAACCAAGTACGCCCTGTAGTCAATCAGTATTGCCTAGATACGTATAACGGTATTACTTGGCCCGACGACCAATATGGCAAATGTACGCTAACATTCTGGGACACAGAGAACGCTGTTGCTATTGTTTTAAGGGCGACGGCTCCTACGACTTCTACCTTCTATCTTTGTCAAACGTCACGCTTTGGAGACACACAAGAAGACGCCATCCTAAAGTACGTGGCCGGCAGTTCTACTGAGTTATCGTCCGGCACCCCTAGTGCGGCCTGGGCGACTTTGAATGTCATATGCGGGGCGGTTATTGGCACTGATATTTACCTGCTACGCGGAACTTCACAAGTCTTATCGGCATCTGATAGCGCCATTTCCTCCGGCAGAAGCGGCATTGCCGGTCTGTGGTTTAACGGCGGTACAGGCGGCCTCGTCACGATGGACGATTGGGAGGGGGGAAAGGCTGAGGATGACGGAGAGGTAGCAGGTAGCGGGCTACTTTGGAAGCGACTAGGCGGTATTCCGCACATGTCACGTAATTTCGGTGTGAAGATTTTCTAAGGGGAACAGATGGCTTCGACTGATGCACGACTTTTTCCACTCAAGAACACGGCTTACCGGGTCAGCTTCCCGTTGTTTGACGAAGCCGGTGACCTAGTCACCGGAGCGACCGGGGATAGTGAAGTTTCCAAGGACGGGGGCTCGTTTGCTGACTGCACGAATGAAGCTACCGAGATCGGGTCTACCGGAATTTATTACCTAGACCTGACTAGTACAGAGATGAACGCGGACACCGCCATTGTCCAAGTCAAGAGCGGCGGTGCGGCGAAGACGACTGTGCTTATTATGTACCCGCTAGAGGGCGGCGACCTAGACGTAGACGTAACTTATTGGAATGGATCGGCCGTTGCTTCCCCTGACACGGCCGGTTATCCCAAAGTCACGATTAAGAACGGTACCAGCACTGGCGAAGTCTCCTTGTCTAGCGGCACGGTCACAGTCGGCACAAACAATGACAAGACAAGCTACCGACTATCTAGCACTGGCGTAGACGATATTTGGGACGAAGGCTTGACCGAGCCTAGCGCGATCTTCGCATGGTCAGGGACTTTTAGGAATCTCTTTAACTTCCTAGGGGCCTTGATGCGTAACAAGATGACGCAGACGGCGACGACTACTACCCTGAGAAACGACGCCGATAACGCGACGATTGCTACATCTACCGTCTCAGACGACGAAACGACGTTTACTCGTGGAGAGCTAACCTAGAGATGGCTATTGATACGAGGGACAAGCGGACGGCGGCGATCGTCTACCGCTTGCCCTTTCTAGCCCCCCTGAATCCGGCCGGGGCAAGTATAGGCGAAGAAGACAGAAAGATCCTTCTAGGTGTCTATCCCGGCACGCTAGGAAACCCGCCAGTAGACTACAGCGCGATCGGCCTATGGTTGCCTTTCCTTCGGCCCTGGCCGATACCTGACGGGACGATAGGCGAGTTCGACCGGGGGCACATCTTAGGAACGTACGCGATGAACGCTACTGCTCCTACACATACGGATTCAACGGGCGAAGACAGGACGCTATTTCGTGGAATGTTTCGCGGCATGTTCCGAGGCTTTTAAGGAGAACAATGTCAAAAATCGCATTCAAAGTAGATTGGACCGATACGAACGCCTCCGAAGACCTGTACGAGGTCCAAGTTAGCACTGATTCTCCGTCAATGGTCAATAAGGAGTATGACGAGAATACCCGCCTAGCCTGGATGGACATAGGTAAGGCGGCGGCGGACGCGGAAACGTTTGAGTTTGAGCTAGATCGGCCGTTGACCTACGTGCGAGTCCGAGTCCGGGCGAACAAGGAAGGCAGCGACCCGAGTAACTGGATTCCGAACGACGGGTACCTATTGACCGTGACAAACGGCGGCGTTGATCTATCAGATCCTACCAACGTTCTAGTGACTCAGATTGATGAGGCCAACCCCGGCAATCCCCCGGATGAGCCTGACCCTATCCCATCAGCGATTACCGACCTAGCCGTAGACGCAACTCCGGCCGAAGACGGCAGCTTGACCGTGACATTTACGGCCGTAGACGACGGGACCGGCAATCCGGCGAAGTACCGTATCCGGTATCAGAAGGGTTCAACGATCCAATATGCGACGGCGAACGAGGTTACGAGCGGGACGTGCAACACGACAAGCGCCCCCTTGACTGTCGGCGCGTCAGTGTCTTGCACGATTACTGGGCTTCTAGAGGACACAGAGTACACCGTCCAGGCGCAGAGCTATCGAGGGACGTTGAATACTGATGCGGTCCTAGGCTGGCTGAGCAATCCTGACCAAGGGACTACATCAGGGACTGCACCGACTATTCTTCCGGCTCCGACGAATCCGAGCCCAACGAATACGTCTGTCGCCCCGGGCAGCGTTACGTTTAGCTGGGGGGCGGTTACTGGGGCGGATGATTACTTCCTCCGTGTTCATAGGCAGGGGCAGCCTTATACACCTACGGACAGTACTAGTAACTTCCCGTTCTATGGGTCTGTCTCTGGCACTTCTCAGAACGTAACCTTAGCTTCTGGTGAGACTTACGACTGGTGGATTGTGGCGCGATCCGGCAGCGTAGAGGGGCAAAGTCAGGGCGGGCTAGTCACGGTGACTCCGGTTACGGCCACATGGCCGAACGAGCCTAGCGGAATGACTAATAGAGTGGACAACAATCTGTCTACTCTTCCCCCTGGGGACTCCCTAACAATAGTAAACAACCTTCGCGGTACCTATGGCGGGACTCGTATACAAGTCATATCAGACGTAACGGCCCCACAGTCTCCGTCTAGTGTGGCAAGGTATGACTTCAATAACCTAGCCGCAACTGGTATCAGCCCGGGGACTTTGTACCACGATCCGGGCGGCAACGGGTGGACTTCTAGCTACCAGGCATACTACTGGAAGTTTAGTTCAAATTTTAAGCAGCATTTGGCGAACCTCACAAAACTTAGTTTTATGATTTGGGGTCAAGATTTTTCTGGGTCTCTTATACCAGAATTGATTGGCGGGCCTGGTGCATGGGCGCTTCAGACAATATTATCTACGCGCGGAGCTACAAACGACCATATCGGCGGGCTGGCAGGAGACAGCGCCATACGGCTGCCGGTCAATGGCGCTAGTACGGCGGTCCAGCCGGACACATGGTATCTGATAGAAGTATACGCCCGCACGAGTACTAGCACGACTAGCCAAGACGGGACCGTAAAGATTTGGGTTAACCGTAATCTTTGCTGGAACTACACAAACACAAATACGCCTACTAAAGGCATAGTGAAGTGGGAGCTTAACCCTACATGGGGCGGCGTCGATACTTCGGGCGCACTGGGGCAGGGTTATTTCTTCTACGATCACGTCTATATTAGCGTAGGGAGTGCGTTCTAAAGGACAGTCATGCACCTAGTAAAGTACGCGACGAGTGTAACGATTCATGGCCTAAAGCTGGTTGCGGCTGGTAGTTCCGACTATCAGGCTAGCCCGACTTTAGCGAGTGGAGACGTAACGGTAACGAAAGACGGGGGCAGCGAGACGAACATTACGACTCTCCCGGTAGTGGCCCCCGCGTCTAGCAAGAACGTCAGCCTGACTCTCTCAGCCGCCGAGACACAATGCCGTGCCGTCACGGTCAATTTCGTTGACCAGACAGGGACGAAAGAATGGGCGGATAACTCCTTCCAGTTCTACACCTACGGGCACCCTTCAGCCTTTCTCCCGTTCGACTTCAGCACCGGGTCTGTGTCGTTGCTACCTGGGCAAGTAGATCAGTTAGTCACAGAGTTTTGGGCGGCACAGCGCAGCTCTAACAACGTCCCCGGGTCCTTCGGTGAAGGGGTAGCATCCGTTCAGGGTAGCGTAACGGGCAATATCGGCGGAAGCCTAGCCAACGTCTTAAACATTGACGACGGGGTCCAAGCCGATATAGCCGACGCGATCCTAGACAGACTGTCCGGGGTTGAGGAAGGTCTGACGCTGCGGCAGGCCATGCGCCTTATCGTAGCAGCGGCGGCCGGCAAGGTCTCCGGGGCCACGACGACGACGGTGACGATACGCAACGTCCAAGACACGAAGACGGTTATTACAGCAACAGTAGACGGCGCGGGCAATAGAACTGCCCTTAGCTATGACGTGACGTAGGGGGGCATAGTGTGGAACGCGGCGTACTGGGCATCAAGCTACTGGGGTGACGGCTACTGGGCTAAGCCCGGGGCTAATCCGACGTTCAGGACATGCGGCTGTTCCTTCTATGGCGACGGGACTAAGTACGGCGACGGAGAGCTATACTGCTCTAGCCAGTTCGTCCACGAAGCATTACTAGTCGTCAAGGATGTTCTCTGCCACTACCTGAGCATCCGCATTCAGGCTACCGGGGGCTTCGTCCTAGATTCCCTCCGGGCCTTGATTATGCGGCGGGAAGTCCAGCCGTTCAATTACTACATAGACGTGGACGCCGACGAGATACACCGTATGTCCTTCAGGATTCGAGGGACTGGCTGTCTTGGGCTTACGTCCGTCCGTCCTATCATTAACATCCGTAATCAGCAACCTACCCAATAATGTCTGACTTAATGTCGGGGTCTAGCACCTGGGCAGCCGGGACGCCGGACACAGCTAGCACCCTAGAGAATGGTGTCAACGAAAAGCGGGCCGAGCATATCAACGGGCCGGCAGCGGCGATCGTGGCGATGCAAGGCAAGCTAGGCTCAGCGGCCGGACTGCTTGGCACGAAGACGAACCTAGCAGAGCGGCTGAACGTCTCGATACGCGAAGACGGGACCCTGACATCAGCCGAGCCCGGCGACATCTGTATGTCAGCTCGGACGGCTAAGACGGGCTGGCTCCTGTGTGACGGCGCTGCCGTGTCTCGATCGGTCTACGCCGATCTGTTCCTAGCGATCGGTACGAAGTACGGGGCGGGCAACGGCAGCACGACATTTAACGTCCCGAATATGTCCGAGCGCGTCCCTATGGGGGCGGGTACCGGCGCTGGGCTAGGGTCTTCGGGGCTACAAGGGACGACGCCTAACGGCTCTGCCGGGTCAGGGCGTGATCTAGGAGACTGGTTTGGAGAGAACACGCATTTACTGACGGATGACGAGTCCGGCCTGCCCCTGCACGCTCATGGTATAGCGGCTTTCAATATAAACAGCTCTGCCGGTAACGACATAGGCGCGTCTGCTGAGACGGCCGGGGCTAAGACACTGAGCACGAATAATCAGGGGGGCACAAATGCTTCTCAGGCGCACAACAACTTGCAGCCTTCGCTCGTAGTTAACTTCTTCATTAAAACCTAGGGTCTACAATGGGATTCTTTGACGGCGGCTCTTCGGAGTCCAAAAGCTATAGCGGGCTACGGAATGACTACAATAACAGCGCGTTCCTGAACGTTCTAGACAGGACGCCGAACGACCTTAACTTTCTCGTCAACCGGCTACAAAAAGACGTATCTTCCCCTCTGCCTAGCTTTAATCTGAACCCGCAAGGGTTTCTACCGCAACAGATGGAGGGGGTCAATACCCTAGGCGCGAACCTCTTCGGCAACGTCTCTAGTAACTACGCGAGCCGGGGGCTTAGTTCCCCTGCTAACGTCTCCGGCGTCGTTGGATCGGCCTTGAAGCAGGCTGCCCCCCAGCTCATGCCGATCATAGGGCAGAACGTCCGAGACTCTATCTTGATTCCTGAGACGGTCAAACAACAGCGGTTCGCCTCGTTACAGAACGCGATGAACCTGTACCCGTCGTTACTTGGCAGCTCGTCTAGCTCGTCTATGCAAGGGCCGAACATCCTAGCGCAGAACCTAGCACAATGGACGAATCCGAACGCTTACGCCAACTTGATAAGTTCGCTCGGTAGCCTTGGCGGCGGTGGGGCACCTAAAGCGCAGATGTACTAAGGGTGATGAATGGAAATTGGTAACTGGGATATTCAGTTCGATCCGGTAGGCTTTGCCGGCGAGATGGCTAAGCGTCTAGGGCAGAAACCTAGCCGTCCGGGCGACTTCATGTCTAATCCGCTGGGCAACCTAGCCGTGATGTTAGGCCAAAGCCCGACTCAGGCAGATCCCACGCAAGGCATAGTTCCGCCTCAAGCAGCTCCGCATGTCTCCGCTTCTCCGTATCCTACCGACTTCCCTAGCCTGTCTATGGACGGCCGGGCACAGGACCCGAACCACGGTTTGACGAACCTAGGAGCGATTCAGCCGCCTGGCCCTGTGGCACAGCAGGTCAACGAGACGCAGAAAGAGCTAGACACTGAGGAGAAGTCCAAGGCCGAGGACAAGATTGTCCCGCCCCAGCTCAAGGAGTCGATTAAGGCCGCGAAGATCAAAGACCCGGACATGGCTACCATGATGGAGCTAGCGAACCGGGGCATCAATCCGAGTACAGACCCCCAGAAGTTCCTAGCCCATTTCGGGGCACTGGCCGAGCAAAACGATATGCTCCGGTCCTGGGGGCCGCTAGAGGGTATCCGCGACATTATCTCTAGCGATTCTCAAGCGCTACGGGCACGTCAGCAAGGGCTACTCCAAGTCGGGACGTTCCTGACTCAGAAAATGATGGAGCAGGACTTAGCACGCCGGGGAGCCCCGCAGGACGCAGGTTCAGCCGCAGCCGCCCTAGGCCGGGAGACGTTCGATAAGCTTATCCCGTTGACGGACATACAGAAGGAGAACCAAGTAGAAGCCCCCCGACGGGGCGACCAAGCCTCGTTTATCGGGCCGATGGAAGGGCTACAGAATTACCATACCCCGCTAGAGCCGTGGCAGAAGGACATTGCAACGAACCTACTACATGGCCTGAGCACCGGGACGTTGATGCGCGGTACGGGGGGCGAGATCGTGCCGACATCGAATATGAACGTCCAGGGCCGGCAGTTGACCCCCCAAGAAATCGGATACGTTGACCAGGCCGCCATGACGCCGCCTACGCAGGACATACCGACGGCTCCGGGCAACCTCCCGGCTTCCGCCGTCAATAAGATCGTGGAAGAGCGGGGCCAGGCAGCTAGGGGCCGCGTAAGCTCGTTTATCAGTCCCGAGGCTTCACAGTGGGCCGACGCGGCTAGCAGGACAGCCCCGGATCAACCGTTACCGCCGTTGCCGCAAGGCGTCATTGTTCCGCCTACCTTGATGAACAAGGTCCTAGAAGAGCGGGGGCAATCAGGCCGACAGACGGATAAGGGCCTAGACTACGAGAAGCGTGTCGAATCCTTGGCCGCCGTCGAGAGTATGCGGAAGTACGGCAAGGTCATGGGGTTGAAGCAGCTCCTAGAAGTAGACCCCGAGCTAGGCGCACAAGTCCGGCAACGGGCCGACATTGAAGAGCCGAAGAGTATCTATAGCTTCCAGCAAGACCAGCAGTTAAAGCGCCAAGTAGCAGCGGCGGGGCCTGTCAAGTCCGCACAGATTCAAGCCGAGCAGGACGCGCCTGTCAAAGAGCCCCAGCTATGGCGTGATCCGCTGACCGGCAAGGCTGCATCGGCCGACGACTCAGAGACGAAGCTACGCAATCAGGGCTTTGTCAAGGTACGGCCGGACCAGATCGAAACGATTAACCAGCTACAGACGATCAATAGCGGGTTAGAAGACATCAAGTCATTAGCCGAAGACCTGTACATGCCTAAGTCTAATAGCACGCTAGGCGAAGTCGCTAGGGCTGCCAAGACGAGGGCCAAGCTGTACGCACTACGGCAAATCGGAGACGGTAGAGTCGTCCTTCTAGACTCGATCATTACTCGGCTTACCGCTCCGTTGGTTAAGTCTCAGGGTGATACGGCTAACATCGCCGTGGCTGAACGCCAGATGTTTGCAGATTCCTTGTTAAATGGCTCCGCATCACGAGAGAGCATACAAGACAATATCAGCAACGTCCAGAAGGCGCTAGGCGAAGTCCGGCACTCGATGGGCTTTGTAGACAAGAAGCAGTTTGTCCAATCGCTCCTAGAGTCCGGTAAGACCAAGGAAGAAGTAAAGAAGATACTACAGGAACGGATGAAGTAATGGCCCGCGATTACGAGAAAGAAGCCGAAGACATCCTATCCGAGGTAGAGGGCCGGACGACTGAGCCAAAGACGGGCTTTAGCGAGACTACAGCCAGTAAATCCGCCAGGGAGTCCATCCCTAGCAATCTCAGTACGACGGCCCAGCTAGTCGGCTCCATGGCGCTGCCAGGTGGCGGGGCTGCCCTAGGTGGACGTGCGGCTGTAGCTATGGCCCCCCGGATTACGTCGCTTGCCCCGAAGATCCTAGGGCAGATGGCCGGGGGCGGTGCCGGTGAGCTAGCTAGTCAAGCCTTAGGTATTACAGAGCCTAGCAACCTAGGCGTAGCTGTGAACACCGTAGCCCCTGTAGCCGGCCGGGCCACGGCCGCGATTGCCCAGCACGCACCTAGGTTACTACCTAACTCTGTCAATGCGATCCGGGCCGGACTGACAGACAAAGCCAGAGCGCTACCAGACGGTATTACCTCTCCGGGCGTCTCGTATGACTCTATCCCGATGCAGGGGCAGGCGGGCTCGTTCAGGGCCGTAGATATGCCCGAGACGGCTTATACGACTGCATCTCTACGGAATGAACTAGACAACCCGATTAAGGCTCTGAGTCAGCAACGGGATAGCATTAAGCCGACACTAGACCAGATCGACGCGATGCTAGAGGGGTCGAACAAGATCGTAGCCCCCGGGGCTGGCGGCAAGCAGTTCTCGCTACCTACAGGGCTACCGAAGCAATCCGTCCCCGACAGAGCGCCGGGGCTGGACTTCAACGAGCTACGGAGCATGACGGAGGATCTAGGGCGGCGGATCTCAGCGACGGCGGACCCGGAACTACGGGGGGCTTACCGGCAGCTCTATAAAGGCGTATTGACCGACCTAGAGAACATGCCTAAGCCGGCCGGCGAAGCCTTGGATACATGGAACAAAGCCCGCCTGACGTATAAGCGGGAACTAGCGAAGACGCAACTCAGCGAAGTCATTGAAAAGAACATCAAATCAGTCGAGGGCGTAGACCAGCTACGGGCCGATCCGATCATAGACTTTGTCAGGACGAACAAGGAATTTCGTCAACGGATGGACCCGAAGGAGCTAGCTAGCCTAGAGAAAGAGCTACGGAATATCGCTAGCTACACCGGCAAGCGTCAGAACAAGCTCTTGACGATACTAGCCGGTGGGGCGGTAGGCGGGACTGCCGGGGCGGCCTACGCGTATGTCGCGTCTGACATGATAGCTAATGCCTTGCTGAAGCCCGGCGCTAGGAAGCTACTGACGAAGTACGTTACAGCAAATCAAGGGCGATTCGGGCAGGACGCGGGCGCGATACTAGCCGCTGCCGGAGCCGGAGCCCTAGGCAACGATCCAGAGGTAGAATAATGGCATTTAGCGCGAGAGTCACGACAGAAGAGCTAAGCCTTAACAACAAAGAGATGCACCCGGTTTATATGGACACGGCCGGGAATGTACTAGTCAAACAGGGCACTACGCTAGCCGGCGAAGATGTGCTCAATGACGTAATGAAAGTAGAGCAGCGGGCTACGTTGACGTATCAAGCCGCCGCTGCCACGGACGTAGTCATTAAGGCGGCCCCGGGGTTTCTCTATGGCATTACGGTTGGTAAGGAGGTAGCTAGCGGTATCATCGAAGTCTCAGACCATGCTAGCGACGGGGACGGTAACGTTGTCTTCTACCTAGAGGAAGCCGCCGTTGGGTATTACCCCGTCAATGCCATCTTCGCGGTAGGCATTTCGGCCGATATTACGACTCAGACAAACGTTATGTTTCATTGGAGATAGTATGCTAGTCCAGAACTATCTACAGTCGGCGGGTACAGTCATTCAGGACAACGATACGACTAGCTTGACGGGTTGGTCCCTGAGCGGAACAGCGTCAGCCATTACGATTAACGAAGACCTACAGTATGTCGTGCCCGGTTCGGAACTAGTACGCTCTATCAAAGCCGTCGTTGGTTCAACGGTGACTAGCTCAGAGTTTCGTATGCCGGCATTTACAGGGGCACCTTTAGACTTGTCTGCGGCTCCCACAATCGGCATATGGTTCTATCTCCCTGATGGCGAAGCGGAGAAGATCAATAGCGTAGGCTTCGACCTGAACCTGTATAAAACGACAGGCTCGACGGACGTACTACAGGGCCGGTTCTATACTACAGGCATGGCTAAGAGCGGATGGAACTTTATGGCCTTCCCTACCTCCGTGTTCACGGCCGTCAACGGGGGCACACTAGCCGAAGTCAACCACGCTAGACTGATCCTACGCAAGCCGAATACTACAACGTTAACGCTTTACGTCGGCCCCCTGGTTCATAGCTTCAGAAGCCGCCCTAAGATCGTCTTGACGTTCGATGACGCTGTAGATGACGGGTATTGGGCATTTGAGCAAATGGAGCCTTACGGCTTTCGTGGCAGTTGTGGGATTCCCTTTGGCAAGATCGGTAGCGACGGGGGCACGAATTACCTGACAGTGGCCGAGTTTCAAGAGATGTACGATGCCGGTTGGGATTGCAGCCACCACGGCGACGACGGGTTTACGACGATTACCCTAGAGGAAGCCCGCACCTTGATTCGCGCTAATCTAGCTGAGTTTCGCGGCCGTGGCTGGACCCGGGGTAATAACTTCGGCATCTTCCCGCTAGGGCAACGTTCGTGCTCAGATGCGACGTACGCCGAGCTGCGCGGGATGCTCCATGAAGAAGGGGTACCGTACTGGCGGGTTGGCGTCAATGACATGATGTACCCGGCCCCCTACGGGATTGACGACTTTACGTCTATCCGCAACCTCCAATGTGGGCAAGGGACCGCGCCTAACCTAAACGACGCAGACGCCGCGTTGACCGCTGTAGACAAAGCCGTAGCAGCCGGGGCTACCCTGTTCTTGAACTTCCATCAATTCGTGGACTCGGGGGCAGAGACAAGCCTTGAGTGGAACAAGTCTGAGTTCATCTCCTTTGTCCAGGGCCTACAGCTACGGACGACCCACCTAGACGTAGTGCCGGCTAGCGAATGGATACAGGGATTGACACTAGGCCGAAAGCCCCGATGAGGCTGCTAGTCACAGACGATAACGGTTGGGTTTCTGACCCGTTCTCTAGGGTAGACATGGCCGTGCGCGGGGGGTACACCGATCTAGTCGTCTCTGTCTACCACGGCTCAGGGGCAAGATGGAAGTCTAAGTACCTGGCATGGGACACCGCTGTACCTTTGGTTGATTCCTTCCCCGCGCTGCTTGCCTACGCACAGTACAAAGGGGTCCGGGTATGGGCCTCGTTCACATGCGGGATTCAGCAACTCCCTAGCCTACATCCTGAATGGACGTACATGCAATGCACCCAATGGACTAGGGCTTTCGACTGGACTAACAAGGATTTCAGAGCGTGGATAGCCGGGCTAATCGAGGACTTCTATAAGGCGCACGCTGCCCCCGGGCTTTTCCTAGATTATATACGATTCTGGGACGACCTAAACGGGCCTTTAGCGGGGGACGACGCCGCCAGGGTAGCTGTTGTGACTGACGCCGTGCAACAGATCCTAGCGGGTGTCCGCGCTATCAAGCCCGACGTACTGTCGATGTCCTTCTCCAACGTCGATCGGCTATACGGCCTACACCGTTCCCAAGGCAACGACGGCCGGCTATGGCTCTCCAAAAGCCTGGTACAGCACGCTAATTGCCCGGCGTATGACGTAGACCCTAGGGCGCGACTGTCCCAGATAGCCAAAGACACGGCTGATTTAGCCCCGGGGGCGGTAGTTCCGTCTATCTCTACATATACGAACGGCCTAGCTTCTAGAGCCTCGGGAGAGCTGTTGTACTTCACTGAAGCCCAGCGTTCGCTATTCCCGCATGTCTCCCATTACTTCTATCCGACGCTGAGCCCTAGGGCCGCCGACTGTCTAAAGGTAGGACTATGATGCTAGTACAGTTCAAAGACGGTGTCATATTCAACGCGAACAAGTACACAAACGCAATCCTAGAAGCGGCCCAGCGGGCCTACGGCCGGCATGGTGTGGATGTCCTGGTAGTCACGGCCGGCAGCGACGGGAAGCACGGCCAGAATAGCTACCACTATAAGAACCGCGCCTTAGACCTACGCTTTTGGGGGATACGCCCGGAGAACCGGGAAGCCGTAGCCCAGACTATGCGGGACTATTTGCCCCCGTTCTATGACGTAGTTGTCGAGGCCGATCACTACCACGTCGAAGCCGATGAAAAGAAGGAGCGCGCCTAGATGTTTGCCGGCCCCTATATTTACCTAGTCTATATAGCCCTAGTCGTCCTAGTTCTAGGGGGCACGTATATG